TATGTTTATTGGATCAAAGGCGAAAACAATAAGAATATTCCTATGGAATGTCTTGCTTTCGATAGAGATACAGAAACATTTAATAACAAAGAAAAAGATCACGTTCGTGATTTCTTTCCTGATTTGAAATGTGGTTGGGCATACGCAGCACAGTGTATAGACCCAGCTGATGGTAGAGTCAAAGTTTTAAACTTAAAGAAAAAATTAATGGAGCAAATTATGGTTGCTGCAGATGATTTAGGTGATCCTACTGACCCAGCAGAGGGTTGGGACATCTATTTTCAGAGAGTTAAAACTGGGCCAATGGCCTTTAATGTTGAGTACAGATTACAGGCTCTAAAATGTAAGAAAAGACCTTTAAATGACGAAGAAACTACAGCAATTGCAGAGCTTCGTTCAATGGACGACGTCTTACCTAGACCCACACCTGATGCTCAATTAGAATTATTACAGAGAGTAACTACTCCTGCTAATGATACTCCAGATGAAGTCAGTGATGAATTTAAAATTTCATGATTTTATTTACGGCAGACTGGCACTTAAAGCTCGGTCAGAAGAATGTACCCTTGCCGTGGGCGTGTAGCCGTTTCGAGTTATTTTTTCAAGATATACGACAACTTGAAAATATACACGATACACATATAATAGGTGGAGACCTATTTGATAGAGTTCCCTCAATGGACGAACTCACACTTTACTTCGATTTTGTAAGAGGGGTTACTATACCCACTTACATTTACGATGGAAACCATGAAGCTACAAAAAAGAATAAAACATTCTTCTCAAATTTAAAGAGAGCAACTCAAGATGTTAATGATCTTGTTACAATAGTAGACAAAACAACAGAATATGAAAAATTTACAATACTTCCCTATGCCGATTTACATAAACCGACATCAATAGAGAAATGTAATGTAAATAAACCTCTCTTTACACATGTAAGAGGTGAAATACCTCCTCATGTTATTCCTGAAGTTGACTTGGATAGACTGGACGCATTCCCAGTAGTTTTTGCTGGGGACTTGCACAGTCACTCGAATACACAAAGAAACATAGTCTATCCAGGCAGCCCAATGACAACTTCTTTCCATAGAGAAGAAGTTGAAACAGGATATATAACTATAGATGATGACTGGTCTTGGGATTGGCATAACTTTGATTTACCACAGTTAATTAGAAAAACTGTAACTAGACAGGAGGACATGGTATTAACAGATTTTAATCACACAATTTATGAGATTGAAGGTGATGTAGCTGATTTAGCTAATATTAAAAATTCCGAATTGCTAGATAAGAAAGTAATAAAACGAAGTAGTGAATCTACATTAAATTTAAAAGATTTGACAATCGAAGAAGAGTTATCAGAGTATTTGAGTGCAATACTTAATTTAAACGATAAAAAAATAAATACAATAATGGGAGTGTTTAATGATTACTCTAAAAACGCTACAATGGGATAACTGTTTCAGTTATGGCAAAGGAAACCGCCTTGACCTTGATGCTTGCAACCTCACTCAGCTTGTGGGTACCAACGGAATGGGTAAGTCTTCCGTACCCCTTATTATCGAAGAAGTCCTATTCAATAAGAATAGTAAAGGAATTAAAAAACAGGAAATTCAAAACCGCTTTATCAATGATGGATACAATATAAATCTTACATTTGATGTAGATTACGACCAGTACGAAATTGATGTAATTAGAAAGGCTACAATTAAGTGTAAGCTGTGGAAAAATGGAGAGGATATATCATCTCACACCGCAACGAATACTTATAAGACAGTACAAGAACTCTTAGGATTAGATTTCAAAACTTTTACACAGCTAGTGTATCAGAATACAAATGCTTCATTACAGTTTTTAACTGCGACAGATACAAATAGAAAAAAGTTTCTTATCGATCTGCTAAAGTTAACAGAATATGTAGATTACTTTGATGTTTTCAAAGATGCAGCAAGAGAAGTTATGTTAGAAATTAATAGCTTAAACAGTAAGTCAGACACGATAGTAAAATGGTTAGATGAAAACAAATTGGAGAGTATAGACATACTACCAATAAAAGATCTACCAAAAATATCGAAAAAAGATGAGAATAGATTACAGCAGTTACGAACCGATTTTGAAAATATCTCTCAGGAAAATAAAAAAATCATTGATAATAATTTTAATATTGACAGACTACAACGACTGGCTTCAAACCCTGATAGACTACTCATAGGAGAGACTGTTGACATTGAAGCTAAATCGCAGAAACTTGGCATATATAGTGCCAGAGTGTCTGACTCTCAAGCACATTTGTCTAAACTCTCTAAATTGAAAGGACAATGTCCAACTTGTGAAGAGTATATAGACGAAGATAAAGTACAGAGATTAAAAGATCAATACTATGGAGAAATTGTTGAAAGCAATGATATACTTGAAGGTCTTGAGATAAAAATTCGAGAAGCCAAGAAAAATAATGAAAGAATGAGTAGGCGTGATGCGCTTCAGAAAGAATTTGAAGAAACTATGGGACAGGTGGACAACAAACTGCCTTCTCAAATTTTCGACAAAGAGGAAGTCTCTTCCCAAATTTCCACCCTTTCTTCTAAGATAGAAGGGTTGCAGGAAAGATTGAGAGAGATTGCTGCTGAGAATATAAAAGCGGGACAACATAATACGCGGCTAGAAATAATACAGGAACAGACTGCGAATTTTGAAGGGGAACTTGAAGAAATTGTGGAAGCTTTGGGTAAAGTTGAAGATAAGTCAACCCATTTAGAGATATTAAAGAAAGCATTTAGTACAAACGGACTACTTGCTTACAAAATAGAAAATCTTGTAAAGGATTTAGAAGATTTAACAAACGATTACCTCGCTGAACTCAGTGATGGTCGTTTTAGTTTAGAGTTCGTAGTAACGAATGATAGACTTAATGTAGAAATTACAGATAATGCAAAGATTGTGGACATATTGGCATTATCAAGTGGTGAACTCGCAAGGGTTAACACCGCTACTTTGCTCGCAATACGAAAATTAATGAGTAGTATTTCGAGCTCAAAAATTAACACTCTGTTCCTTGATGAAGTAATAAATGTACTTGATGAGCAGGGAAGAGAGAAGTTAGTTGAAATTTTATTAGGAGAGACGTTGAACACATATATTGTCTCTCATGGTTGGACTCACCCTCTACTTGAAAAGATAGAGGTAATAAAGGAGGACAATATTAGTAGGTTAGAATGACAGATAGCATGGACACTTTTTGGTTTCACAACTGTGAGGATCGAAAAGTTTGGACTCCGATAGGGAGAAGTTGTGTTATCTGTAAACTAACTGAAAAAGAAGCCGATGAGGCTTGGAGAAAGGGTACACTTTGGCATAACAAATAAACAGGAAGAAAAATGGAATTAAGTTATTCATTGAATACATTTTATTTTTTAGTTACTGGGTTGCTTGTGATGTGGATGGCTGCAGGCTTTACCATGTTAGAAGCAGGATCAGTTCGTTCTAAAAATGTAAATGAGATACTAATTAAAAACGTATCATTATACAGTATTGCTTGTATTACTTATCTAATAGGCGGTTACGCTTTAATGTATGGAGGCTGGAACGCTCCAGATGATCATGCATTGATGTCTGACTTCTTTTTTCAGGTAGTATTCGTAGCAACAGCAATGTCCGTAGTATCGGGCGCAGTAGCAGAAAGAAAGAAACTTTGGACATTTCTGGGATTTGCAGCAATATTTACTGCATTAATATATCCGATACAAGGTTCTTGGTCATGGGGTGGAGGCTGGTTAAGTGAGTTAGGATTTTTTGACTTCGCAGGATCAGGTATCGTTCACATGGCAGGAGCAGCAGCAGCTTTAGCAGCTGTTTTATTAATAGGCCCGAGAATAGGTAAATACACAGAAGATGGAGTACCTCAACCTATTCCTGGTTCCAATACCGCCCTAGTAACTTTGGGTACACTTATCCTTTGGATGGGTTGGTTTGGTTTTAATGGAGGTTCTCAGTTAGCAATAGATGGATTTGAAAATGCAAATGCAGTAGCAAAAATCTTTGTTAACACAAATACAGCGGCAGCAGCAGGTTTACTTAGTGCAATGGTACTATCTAAATTATGGTTAGGAAGAACAGCACTTAATGCAGTATGCAACGGTGCTTTAGCAGGACTAGTAGTTATAACTGCGGATCCTGTAACGCCTTCACCTTATGTTGCCATTATATATGGAAGCTTGGGAGGATTGTTAGTACCCGTTTCTATGAGTTACTTAGAAAAATGGGGGATAGACGATCCAGTAGGAGCAATAAGTGTGCACGGAAGTGCAGGTATATTAGGTTTAATGTTAGTACCTATATTAAACCCAGATGCTACTTTTATTAATCAAGCAATAGGTACAGCAGCAATATTTACTTTTGTCTTTGGTTCATCATACTTAGTATGGTATGGATTTAAAAAGACAATAGGAATCAGAGTAGGCACAGACGAAGAAGTCGGAGGCTCTGATATGTGGGAAACGGGTAGTAAAGCATACCCAGAATTTATGAAAGGTCATGGAGAATAGATGAAATTTACAGAAGTAGGAAAACAAGAAAAAAATGATAACTTATTAATAGTAGATGGTCTAAACATTGCGTTTAGATGGAGGTACAAAAAAGTACCATACTATACTAATGATTATGTTAGAACTGTTGAAAGTTTAGCAAAGTCCTATGACTGTGGAAATATAATTATTCTTGCAGATGGAGGTAGTGTTTACCGCAAAAACCTTTATCCAGATTATAAAGCAAATCGGAAACTAAAGTACAAAGATCAAACAGATGCCGAGAAGAAAGAATTTGAAGTCTTTATGGCGGAGTTTGCAAATGCCTTTAAACGATTAGAAGATAAAGGACACTTAGTAATAAAACAAGGTGGTTTGGAAGCTGATGACTTAGCCGCTTGGATAGTAGGAAAGAAGAAAGATTTTAATATAGGAGACATATGGTTAATATCTTCGGATAAAGACTGGGATTTACTTATACAAGATGGTGTTTCTAGATTTTCCACAGTTACTAGAAAAGAAATAACAGTAGATACTTGGGACGAACACTATGATTTTGAACCAGAATACTTTCTGACATTCAAATGTTTAGCTGGAGACACAGGAGACAATATACCTGGCATCTCTGGTATCGGCCCTAAGAGAGCTACACAACTTATAGAACAATATGGAGACTTATATGATATATACAATTCCTGTCCAATAGACAGTAAGTATAAATTTATACAGTCTCTAAACGAAAACGCTGATCGATTATTGTTAAATGCGGAACTCATGGATTTGGAGAGTTATTCAGAGCAAGCATTAATTGAATCAGGAATGGACTTAGAGGATTTATCCTCAGATGTAAAGGAATATTTGAATGATAATTGATTATGAAAGGGATAAATTTCTTGACGAGTTTAGTAAAAAAACTCTACAAGATAGATATATGTTGGACACAGAAAAAACTCCGCAAGATGCATTTGCAAGGGCAGCAATAGCTTTTGCAGATGATGAGGAACATGCACAAAGAATATATGATTATGCAAGTAAACTATGGTTTATGTTTGCAACTCCTATTCTTTCTAATGGTGGGACAGAAAGAGGTTTACCCATTAGTTGTTTTTTAAATTATGTAGAAGATAGTAGGGGAGGAATAAGTGAACATTATACAGAAAATGCATGGCTATCTTCTGTGGGAGGAGGAATAGGTGGTACATGGAGTGATGTTCGTAGTGTTGGTTCAAAAACAAGTCACGGAAGTGAAAGTACAGGAGTGATCCCGTTTATGAAAGTAGTGGACGCACAAATGTTAGCGTTCAGTCAAGGAGTTACAAGGAGAGGTAGTTATGCATCATATTTACATATTAGTCACCCAGAAATTGAAGAGTTTCTTGATGTTCGTAAGCCTACTGGCGGCGACATCAATAGAAAGTCTACTAATCTTCATCATGCTGTTGTTATTCCTAACTCTTTCATGGAGTTAATAGATAAAGCAACACAAGAAGAAGGGGTTGATGACAGTTGGGAACTAATAGACCCACATAGTGGTAAAGTAAAGAAAACAGTACAAGCAAAAACATTGTGGGTAAAACTGATTCAAAATAGAGTTGAAACAGGAGAACCGTACATAATGTTTGAAGATACTGTGAATGAAGCCTTACCAGAATTTCAAAAAGAATTAGGGTTAAGAGTAAATCATAGCAATCTTTGCTCTGAAATTACTTTACCTACTAATGAAGATAGAACGGCAGTATGTTGTCTATCAAGTGTAAACTTGGAAAAATTTGATGAGTGGCAGGATAATGAATATTTTATCTCAGACCTTATCAGGTTTTTAGATAATGTACTGACTTTCTTTATAGACAATGCCCCAGACTCTCTAGAAAAAGCTAGATTTAGCGCTATGAGAGAAAGGAGTATAGGACTTGGAGCAATGGGATTTCACGCATACTTACAAAAGAAAAACATAGCTTTTGAAAGTATGTATGCTCAAAGTACAAATTATACTATGTTCAGACATATAAAAGAGCAAGCACAGTTTGAAACTGAAGAACTTGCTAAAGAAAGAGGAGCGTGTCCTGATGACAAAGGTGGAACAGTACGCAATGCTCATCTTCTGGCTATTGCTCCTAATGCTAGTTCTAGCATTATTTGTGGTAATACAAGTCCTAGTATTGAGCCTTTTAGAGCTAACGCGTTTACTCAGAAGACTAAAACAGGGAGTTCTCTACTTAAGAACAAGTATCTTGAACAGCTACTTGAGCAGAAAGGTAGAAACACAAACGAAATTTGGAAAAATATTATCACGAATCATGGATCCGTTCAACACTTAGATTTTTTGAATGAGCATGAGAAAGGAGTATTCGCTACAGCAGTAGAAATAGATCAGAGGTGGGTTATACAATTAGCGGCTATGAGACAGGAATTTATTTGCCAGTCTCAGAGTTGCAACATATTTTTCCCAGCTGATGTGTCAAAACAAGAACTACACAATGTTCATATGATGGCATGGAAGAAGGGAATGAAAACGCTTTACTACTTGCGTAGTGAAGCAATTAAAAGGGCCGATACAGTATCGGATAAAAAATTAAGAGAGTACATCTTCGACTATGGAGAAGAAGATTGTTTAGCATGTGAGGGATAATGGCAAATTTATTAGAAGAAAGAAATTACTACAAACCCTTTAACTATCCGTGGGCTTTCGAAGCATACAAAATGCAACAACAAATGCATTGGATGCCTGAAGAAGTTAATCTCGCAGATGATTTAAAGGATTTTAGACAGAAACTATCAGAGGGTAATAAAAAATTACTTACTCAGATATTTAGATTCTTTACACAAGCTGATGTAGATGTAGCCGATGGCTACGCTAGTCATTATCTACCTACATTTAAACAACCTGAAGTACGAATGATGCTATCAGCATTTGCTTCTATGGAAGCAGTACATCAAGAAGCATATGCTTTATTGTTAGATACACTTGGGTATGACGAAAGAGAATATAGAATGTTCGCACAGATTCAAGCTATGGCAGATAAGCATGATTATCTAACAAACTTTAATATGGAAAATCCATTTGAAATGGCTAAAACATTAGCTGTATATAGTGGG